CGTCTGTTCTATACAGTTGACTTCCGTTTTCCATGACAGAAAATCTACTATCACTCCACCCATTATCTCTAATGCAAATACGTTCCGACCCTGAACTGTTTACAACATCAAATAATCGGTAGTTTCCGTTACTCGTAATCGAGGTACTGCTTCGACTTTTGACCCACATTTCCACTGTGTAGTCGCCAGTTCCCAAACTTAACGTACTTGAAGGTGTAGCGGTAATGTATGAGCCAGTACTACCCTGATTGTTGGTGGCTCCATCAAAATCCCAAGAATACCCACTAGGGCGATAAGGTGAGAAAGTACCTGCGGTGGTGTCGCCAAATGTTGTAATACTGTGATTACTGGACGAGGCATCATCGAACGAAGAATTAGTAGCGTTGTTTGAGCCAACCGCTTGAGCAAGTAGTGTAGTGTATTTAGAGTCAGCTATTGTCGTAATAAAGTTTAAGGTAAATGCGTTCGCACTTTGAGCCTGATTAATTCCATCAGACGCTGTGAATGTGAGAGTAAAGGTTCCACCGTATGCTGTGTTTGTAGAAGGCGTCACAGTAAATTTATTTACGTTAGCTCCAGTGCCTTGCGTGACTGTGGCTGTCGTACCGCCACCATTGGTCAAAGAGCCGTTAGTTACACTATATCCATATGTAATCGGGACTTCTTCGGGGTCGCTTGCAGTAATCGTAATAACTGTAGCTGTACCATCTGTTGTCAGGGTAAATGGAGTTATACCGCTTGAAGCATCTTGGACAGAGGTAATAGCAGGGTTCGTGTTCACAAGACCTACAGAATACCAACCAGTTCCATTGTTTATGTAGAACCTATTTGTGCTAGTCACATAAGCCATATCCCCTGCGCTATTACCTGTTAGAGGCAATAAGTCAGGCGTGGCGTATACAGAGGCTCCTGCTGAAGCATCGACAAATTCAATCGCATTACCACCCGAATTTACTTGAGCGACCTGACCTGCTGTACCAAGAGCAGAGGGGGTGTCTGTAAGATCAGTAAACGCACTTGCAGCATCTGCCAACGCACCGTGTTCTACGAGCTCAACTATATCACCTGCACTTAGAGCAGGGGTAAAAGTAATCGCAGTTCCACTAGTATTTGTTGAGTAGTCTGTAGAGCTTAAATATTTGACTCCGTTTACATAGATCGCTTCTTTGCCATTGGTATAATCAGCAGTAAGAACATCTCTATTAGCGTTAATTTCAGAAGAGCTTCCTACTGTGTAAATAGCAGATTTATAAGGGGCTGCAAAAGGAGCGCCGTATTCGACAACAGTTACAATGTCATTCTGAACGGCTGCGGCAGTAAGCGTAACCGTAGTGCCACCAGAATTGCTGTTCCAATCTGCATCTGAAAGCCTTGAGCCATTCAAATAGACCGCAATATTACCCACCGCATGAGTGACGTTAAAAGCGCTTTGCGTTGAGGCAGCTACGACTGTTTCTGTCTCTTTGATAGGATCAAGAGTACCACCAGAAGAGCTTGTTGAAGCAGGAGGTGTGTATGAGAATACTCCACTGGAGTTATTATAAGTTAACGCTCCAGAACCAGATGCTGAGTTTTGCGTAACCGATAGATCAGTTAAGCTAATAGCATCAGAAGCATTAGCTAGTTTAATCCAGTTTCCGCCGTGGGCGAAATACATAGCGCCCTCACCGTGAACATGAGTAATGCGCCCGTGGTTATCAGACGCAGAAGGTAGGTCACTTGTAGAGCTATAGACTTGGACAAACTGTAGATCGTCTGCAACTGGCGCTATAAAGACCTTAGAATTAGTCGTTACAGCAATAGCATTGTTAGAATTAGATGAGCTGGTTACAGACCGAGTAAGAGTAGTCCCACTGTGAGTGTAAGTTCCTGTACCAATTTCCCAAGTGTTACCTTCCTCAATGACATAGCGAATTGTCTCGCCATTCAGAGAAGAGGGAACAGCTTGATACCCTGCTTCAGCAGAGCCAAGGGTCAATGTGGTAGCGGAACCTGCATTAGCTGCAGTGGTATTACCTACCTTTACCCGATCAGCAAATTTAGCCATTTAGTCTAACCTCGTATAACTTATGCAGGGTCTGGGATGCCGATGTCAAAAGTAGCGAGAGAGAAAGTGTTACCAGAGGTGACAGATTGACCACCACCTGTGAGTGAGCCAGTAGCAAGCAAGCGAGAGCCGTCTACAATAGCGTAGTGAGATGCGCTACCTGTAGCAGTGACAGAAGCACCAGAGATTGCAGGGGCTACAACCTTACGACCACCACCAGAGGCAGTACGGTCTGCAGGTGTGCCGATAGAAATAGAAGCATTTCCTAGGCTATACAGGTTTGAACCTGAGTTTGCAGTAGCTTCCTGAGAAGTGATATGGATAGTAGTTGTGGCTGCATTTAAGACGGAGAGTCCATCATCCAGCACGTCATTGTGTAATGTTGCCATTATTCAGTTTCCTGTTCTTGTTGGTTAGACCCGGCTTGGGGGTCATATCTAAGTTCAGCGATACTCATGAGGTCTTCGATTACTTCTGGGTGATCACTGACGTTAATATCTGCACCATTCAGATTACGCAGGAACCCTGCAATTTCTCTGAGGTCATGAGGTGCAACATCCCCTGCCTCTATACAAGGCATAAGGTCGTAGTTCAGACCGTTCAACTCCCAGAGGCGTTCGACAAGCTGCTTGTTTAGGACATCAACAATAGCTTGGATGTAGCTCTCTAGTGCGCGGAGGAACAGGTCTGTCTTAGACTTGGAGAGGGCATAGGAACCACTGGGGCCACCTCCAAGCATAAGAAACTCTGATAAGACTGAACGAGCAATGTCATGCTGGTATCTACGAACAATCGGGTCTATCTCTATGTTCCTAGTACCACTAGAACTCATAAGCTCTACGTCTACTAATTTTTGGTTGGTAGGTGCTCCGTCCTTATCGGGATAAGTATCGGAAGGCAGTATAATGTATCCTTGCTCGTTGAATTTAACGTCCCGAAGGATACCTTGCAAGTTATTAACAAATCCTGCTTGTGCGGAGGTGGCATCTCCTGACAGGTACTCAGAAGGAATACGAGCAACAGGAATACCAGCAAGTTCACGTTCAACGGCTATAGCCTCAATAGACTGTAGATTATTAAGATACTCATAGGAAGTGTAAGCATTACGAAGAATAGAACGACCAGAAGGATCACCATTAATTGCCGTAGTTCTGTAGTATAGGCTCTTCCTTGAGGGGATATAGTTCTTTTGGTTATACCCCAAACCTTCTTGATATATTCCCTTAACATCACCTGTCTTCTGGTCTACTTCAAATTTAGAAATCGTCCAAGGCGCTCTTGAAGCAATCTTACGTACCCCCATGCGACCATCGGTATACTTAGAACGGCTTTTGTCGCTTCTTTGATACGGTCCGTTACGTCTTTTATAAACCACTTCAAACCAAGCAAAACCATAAGAGAGTGAAGATAGAGACTCTGAGATATGGTCATCAAGAGAGTGATCCATGTCATCAAGTACGCTCTCAACGAACTCAGCTTCTTTAATAGCTTCTGGAGTATCATTAGCTGGCACTACCTTTAATTCTACGTCCCGAAGGACTTGTTCTGTGGCATACATAACAGCACCGATAGTACTGTCATTATCTCTCATCTCACGGTATTTACGGATAGCCCTTTTACCACGAAGCTCAGGTAGGAACTCATCAGCACGAATTTGACCATTCTTGGTGTTATCTCCTGCAACACCTAATATTTGTTTGGCCTCTGTCTCTGAGAGCTTCTTAACCATGACCCTAAGTCTTTCTTGTTGTTAAAGGGGAGTCACAAGAGTCCTTGTGCACTACTGTATGCCAACTTAAGTTGCGGTTTGGCGTATCCGTTAAGTGAGAGGTCCGTTATAGCCCAAACTAAAGCATCAAGACGGTCTGGTGAGCCTATGGACCCTAGAGGTTCCCACTGTACCATCTGATCTTCTAAATCGTTAAGTCCCTTGACGTGTCTTACTTTGTCTTGTTCATATAGAGCAGAGACAGGTTCAGCCCGAGCCATCTTCCCTCTGGAAGCGTGAACGAGCTTTACTGGGACTGTTTCATCTTCTGTGTGTAATGTGTGACGAACCATGTCGCCACCCTGGTTTCTTTCAGCTACAATCCTGTCAGCCATATGGTCTCTATAGAGTTCTACTGCTTTAGATGCCCATTGTTGAGGAGTGTATCTTCCTGTGTGGTCTTCCAAGACGTATGCTGTGCCATTT